TCAGCCGGACGGCGGAGCTTTATGGAACGCTTCCCCGTAAGGTCGTGGCGGTCTGTGAACCACTTAAGGTACGAGTGATCACAGTCCACAGCGCTTTCGAAGCTCCGCTCTACGCGGGCTTCCAGAAGCGCCTCCAACGATATCTTGCACGCAGCCCAAGTATTCTTTCGGGAAAAGACTATGGGCCGGATCAGATGAATCCCTTCCCCTTCTTGGAGAAGCATCCCGGCTGGCTAATCATCAGTGATGACGCCGATGCCGCGACCGATTCTATCGATCCTCAATTAACTCGTGCCGTCTATTCGGAACTGATTGACGGCCCGGAAACGGAACAGGCCTTTGATCTCAGCGATCAAGGCCTTCTCTACTACCCCGATCTCAAGCGCAGTGTCATCAAAAACACTGGGCAATTGATGGGGGACAGACGGAGTTTCCCACTCCTCTGTCTCATCCACGCAGCGGCAAAAAGATCCTTCTTGCGGAAGGTCGGTTTGCCCCGGCGGGATTGGTGGTTCCGTGTGAATGGAGATGACGGATTGATCTGTCTACCTCCTGAGTTAATCCCTCAGTACTTCACGTACATGAGGCATCTTTGGGGAATGAACCCCCTAAAGACTTACGTGCATGGTAGCTGCTTCAGCTTTAACTCCGCCTTTTTCACAAAGCGGAGCGGGTCGGTCAAAGCGGTGAAGGTTCCCATCATCAGGTGGAACCTCATCGCGGGCCGTGACAAGTATGGTGGTTGTGGGTTTGATCCAGCGACTTTCAACGTCGTCTCGGAATCTGCCCCCGAACACCTGAGAAATGAACTTCTCTCCCAGTTTCTCTCGTCGAGACACTGGAGGGGTACGTTGTCTCTCTTGGACAAACGTAACCCTGGTCGGAATTGGTTTCTGCCGAAAGCCCTCGCGGGTTACGGCATCCGCCATCCTGACCCCAAGTTCTATATTTCTCCCCGGCAGCGTTCAGCGATTAAGTTCGCTCTTGCTGCGGTCGGAAAGAAGCCTCTTGGTAAACAACTGTCGAAAACAGTCGTCTGCCGTGGCGTCCCTTCCCGACCGGGAAAAACCTGGATCTGTTCTACGACGGTGAAATACGCATCCTATCATCGGGGCCTCACAAAGAGTGTCCCGACGAAGAAGCGTTATGATCCGTCTGTAAAGTTGATCCCTGGTAGACTTCCGGGTTTCCGTACTTTTGATGTGCGTTTT